GCCTCCCCCTCCGGGATCGCCGAGTCAGCCTATGGCTCCCCCTCCGGCCGCACCTAGTCATCCAACCGCGCCTCCATCGCCAGGAGCCCCGGTCGCACCTCCTACAACTCCGGTTCCTCCAGGGCCATCGCCTCATCAACAGTCCGTTGATGTCTATAATCCTGTTTCCAGCATCGTGAGGCGAGTAGGTGCTCCCGCGCCCTCGCAATTAAAATTGACGCGCGCGAACCATGCATATTTCCGGCGGACTTTCGCCCTCTTAAAATCACTTGGCAAAACTCGGCTTATGTATCGGTAGGCCATGAACGCCCCGTTCATTATACATGAGATTGATAAAACTATCAGTCTCCCAAGGCTGCATCCGGGACAGATCGAAGCCTTTAATATCCCGGCTAGGTTCCGTGCGCTCCGGTGCGGCCGACGATGGGGCAAGACCGCATTTCTAAAGACCATCGCTTGTGACATGGCGGCGAAGGGTTGTCAAGTTGGCTGGTTCGTGCCAAATTACCGATATGCGAGTGAAGCCTACTCCGAGAATGAGGTAACGCTTGAACCTGCTATCAAGTCCTCTTCCAGGAATTTGGGTACCATTCATACAACTACGGGCGGACGTATTGAACTCTGGACCCTTGAGGACGAGAAGGCGGGGCGTTCGCGTCGCTATCATCTGGTCATCATTGACGAGGCCGCATTCACCAAGAGTAATGCTATTGCGATTTGGGAGAAGGCGATCCGGCCCACGCTACTCGACTTTCGTGGGGCCGCGATCATTGCCTCTAATACAAACGGGATCAACGAAGATAACCTGTTTTGGCGTATCTGTAACTTACCGGAATATGGATTTACAGAATATCACGCCCCTTCTCATTCTAATCCATTTCTACCGCCGGATGAATTAGAAAGACTGGAGCATGACAATCACCCGCTCGTGTACGCGCAAGAGTATATGGCGGAGTTTGTTGATTGGTCGGGCGAAGCATTTTTCTCCTTGGATAATATGTTGACGGACGGGAAACCTGAACCATTTCCCGTCCGTTGTCTTTATACATTCGCGACCATGGACACTGCCGTAAAGACTGGGAAGGAGGCTGATGGCACTGGCGTCATATATTGGGCATATGAAAAGCTCGGCGATGACCACTGGCTCAAGGTAATTGACTATGAATACCTACAGATTGAAGGTGGAATGCTCGAATTGTGGCTACCAGTCGTGTATCGTAATCTCGACGACTACTCCGCTAAGTGTGGAGCGCGTTTGGGATCACGGGGCTGTTTCATTGAAGATAAAGGGTCTGGATCCATTCTCCTTCAGCAAGCACGTCGCCGTAACCTCCCGGCAAGCGAACTCCCGCAAAAGCTCACCCAACTTGGAAAAGCAGAACGTGCCATCAACGTGTCGGGCTACATATTCCAGAAAAGGGTGAAGCTCCTGGAAACTGTTTACAATAGGATTATTACATTCAAACAAGTTACCAAGAATCACTTGCTAGGTCAAATTCTTGGTTTTAGGGTAGGAGACGTTGAAGATAGACAAGACGACCTGCTCGATTGTTTCTCCTATGGAGTTGCAATTGGTCTTGGCAATTGGGAAGGGTACTAATATGAAGAAGACACTTGCGGCGGCAATGTTTCTTTTTGTTGCGGTTCCGGCCTATGCTCAGGTTACGATTGAAACACCCGGTTATGGACGCCCTTATTATGGTGACCGTGATAGGGACCGTGGTTATTATGGCAACCGATACAGAGATTATGATCGTGGCCGCGACTATCGTTATGGCCGTCCCGATACTTACCGTCCTCGTCGATACTGCTATTATGCGGGAGGAGTGAGGGTGTGCCAATGAAGAAACCAAAGGCGAAGATAAAGAAAGTTAAGAAGAAGGCTGCTCCCAAGGCTCCACCAATCGATCCTATTGAGTATTTCATAGAGGAATGGCCGACCTCGATGACTACGGCAGACATGCAGGCTCGGTGTGATGAAGTTGGGCTTGATGGTTGGGAACTTGTAGAGATTGGTCAATATGGTTCCCCCGGTACTGTTCGAGTATGGTTCAAGAGGAAAGGATTCTGACATGGCTAAAGAACCAGAACATCATGGTAAGCCTGCTCCGCTTCATGAGACAAGGGCTGAGCACAAGCCAGAGCAGAAAGATAAGCCAGAGCAACTTGCTCATGGTGTAAAGACTCTCAATTCGGCTGCGGTCGGGACGGTCATTGATTCTGGTCCCGCCACCATTACGCAGATTCTGTATACCACAGCCCCATCTGCTTACGAGGTGCCAACATTCCTTCCATCAGGATTACCGGTGACTGGCTATCTTTGCCTGTTAGATCAGGGGACTACCCCTCCCACGGTAATCTACAATGAAAATATTCATGTTGGCGGCGGCCACTCACCTCATGCTTCGCACAAGGTGAGCGCGTATGTCACCAACTACACTGGAAACTTGTATCTCCAGTCTTGCCCGGTTGGTGCAGCATTCTCAATAACGACGGCGTAATACTATGACCGATACAACTGTTGGAATAGCTGAAGTTGGCACCATTCTCGCATCTGCTGGAACCTTGACCAGCATTACGCTCGTGGCTCCACCCAAATTGAGTGCGAGTGGTTGGTTTATATTGATTGACCAAGATGCTAATGGCAATTATTTGGATGATGTATTCTGTATGAATACAGGGTCCATGCCATTTCCGACTGGCACTGTGTTTCCGCTGTATGGTCATCCCTATACAAATCTTGTTTGCACGAGCATTTCCTCGGATAGCTCGTTCACAGTTACCACAACTCCGTAAGAGAATAAAAATGCCATTGGCATCTACAAGCCTTCAGCCAGGATTTGTTGGTCCCGGTCCTCATCCATTTGATGAAGCACCGGAGGATGGAACTCCCTATTCTCGTCAAAATGGTGGTTGGGTTCCATCTCCAAGTCCAGGTTTTCCTGATGCACCGCTGGATGGTGATTATTATGCCAGACGTAATGCCGCTTGGGATGGTCTCAATGATGTGTTCGTGCGTTGGGTTCTGTATACTGGAGCAGGGCAAGCATTCTTAAACCAAGATTTGACTCGTGATGGCGATTGGACAATGATCGCCAATAAGAATACTTCTGATCGTCCAGCACCACAGCCAAGTGGACCTGAGGAGGATTTATTACCGGCTTGGGTACCAACAATACAGAGTGCTCGTGCTACTTATATCATGTATAATGAGTGGACAGTTAATACAGATGGGTGGGTTGATCAGTATGGTGGTACTGTTCTTGCACAGAATATTAATGCCCTTCATACTATAACACTTTCTATTAATGGCACCATAAAGGATACATTCTCTAGTTCCCCGATTAATTCGGGATTATATTGGCAAGACATTACTCCAATACTTGTGTCATCTGGTTCAGTAATTCGTGTTACGGTAAAAGTGAATCAAATTTCTAATAATTTGATGTATTGGCAACAGCAAACTGGATTGTTTGGAACTCCTCCTAATTACTGTTCACTTGCAGTAGGATCAAAAGATGGTGCCGCTGCGGGCAGTATTGCTTATGATTGTCATGTGCAATTTATTCCAGGAACTTCCTCACCTGATTGGGATGTGGTGGCTTTCGGTGGTGCGGGTGCTGGAGGTGGTGCTCCTTCTAATCTTCCGGTATATACTGTAGCAAGTCTGTCTGGTCCCGGTACAGCGGGCGCTGGAGCACAAGCTTTTGTTACTGATGCTACTACGTCAGCATTTTATGATATTGTTGCGGGTGGCGGGACAATTGGAGTGCCAGTGTTCTCGGATGGGACGAATTGGAGAATTGGCTAATGGCTGATAAACCAGAACGTATGTCAGAGAAGCCGACCCCATTGGCTTCGCCACACACTGTCACATCTGCATCTGTCGGTACAGCTTTGACCCAAGGTGCAGGGACAATCACCGCATTTACTATGAATCAACCAGCAACAGCACAAACGGATGACCTAACTCCGTTGACCTTGGTTGATCCAGTTACTTCTGCGGTCGCTAGCGCAGCGACCGCCTCTGTAGGAACTGGTACGGCTGGAACTGGAGTTTATTCTGTTAATGGTGGTGTCGGTGCTCCAGCGACATTGAACATTACGTCGGCTGCTGGTGGCATTAGTGCGATCAATTAGGTTGTT